CTGCCTTGGTTTTGGCGTCAGGGTTGTAGAGATGCAGGGCATCGTCCAGCGCTTCGCGGTCACTCAGTTCCTCGCCATTTTTGGCCGCGCCGTCCTGTTGACGCACTGCCAGTCTGACGACTTTCTGCATGGCCGCGAACTCGGGGGCGTCTGGGTCAGAGTCCCGTAGGTCCGAGAACTTGCCGTCCCCGAACTCTGGGTACATCTGCCCGTCTAGCCCCGCGAAGAACTTGTCCAGCCTCTCTGCTTGCTGACGCTCCTGTTGGGTTTGGATAAATTGCCGGGTTTCGTCACGCTCGGCCCTGAGTTCCTTCATCTCACTCTGCATGGCCGTCAACGCCTTGGCCGGTTCCTCCCCGTAGATGTCCGGGTCGAAAATGGCTTCCTCGTCGCCCGCGTCGGACTCGTCCGGCTCCTCCGAGTCTTCTTTGGGCTTGGTGCGCTGGGCCTGCGCTTCCTCAAGCTGGGCCTTCAGTTCGGTGATCTCGGCGTCTTTTCGCCCGGACGTGCCATACGCCTTGCCTTCGCGCGTCCGCATCTCGCGGATTGCGTTGACAAGCGGCATGACTTCCGGGTTCTTCTTCGCCAGTTCAGCGATTTCGGCTGCGTCGAGCTTTGCAGACTTCAGCGCGTTCAGGGTCTTGGAATCCAGTCCGGCGTCATCTTCGGCGTCGTCGTCCTCGGTAGAGTCTTCGTCGTCCTCCCCGTCAGCGGCCTCCTCCTTATCGGATTTGGTGGCGTCGGGCTCGTCCTCGGGAGCGTCATCCTCGGCGGCTTTGCTGTCCGGCTTGGCCTTCTTGTCTTCCTTCTCCTCTTCGGGTTCCGGGTCCGGCTCGTCATCCACGTCGTCGCCGAAGGTCGCTTTCATCTGGGCGTCTATCGCCGCGATGTTCTCGTCCGTCAGCCCTGACTTCGTGGTAGTGTCGCCGTCCTCGTCTTCCGCGTGCAGCGTTTCCTCTTCACTCATGCTTCTATTCCCCAAGCGCCCAGACATCTGCACAATTGCAGGTAGTGGGGCGCGTTCAATCGGGATGTGTCAGGTCGATTGCCGGGAGTCGAACCCAGACCTGATCCGTTTCCAGCCTAAGCCGTACTACGAACTTCTCTACCTTTGAGCTACAATCGCGTCTCAATCGCCTTGCTATGTAAGGTTCAACTGCTCCGCGACCTTCCCGTACACGCCCTCGCCGGGGCGGGATGGGCCGCCTTGAATGTCGCCACGGTCAATCATGCCGCGTGCCGCGACGTACCTGCGCCGGACGCCCGAGTTCTTGTAGATGGCGTCCCCGGTCTTCGGGCAGAACTTCACGCCCGTACCCCCGTAGGCTTTCAGTGCCGCCTCGATTTGGTGCGGCGCGACGCCCCCGTTGAAACTACGCTGGCCCTTAGTGTCGCTACGGAACTGCCCGCAACTCGCCACGAGCTTCGTGTGTCCCGCCCGCTTCTGTACGTCCAACGGGTCGCGCTCGCCGAAGATGCGCTCGTACTCTGCGTCGAACTTCTTCGGGTCGATTCCTAGCCCTTCACGCATAATGCTCCCCCTACGCCACCGGGGCCTCCATAGCCCCGTCCGGCGCGTATTGTGTGGGTGAAGGCGCTCCCCCCGCTGCGCCTCCACCCATCGGTTCCGGTCCCATCTCGCCGCCCATCGCGCCGTCAGGGCCTACGCCCATCGGCTCGACAGGAATCCACCATTCGTCCGCGTCGGCGATGTCCAAGTCTTTCGCCAAGCTCGCCGCTACCTTCTCCAAGTCCAGGCCCTGCCCAATAGGCAGACCCAACTGTGCCAAAGGCGTCAGGATGTTCTGAATGAACTCGGCCTTCTTCTGATACTGCTGCTCCGGCGAACGGTGCGCCATGCTCGTCGGCTCGATGTCAATGTCGTAGTCGGGAAACTCCCCGTCGAGTTCGTCGGCCTTGAAGCCGTAGTCGATTTCAATGCCGCCTACCCGCTTGGTCTGGGGCAAGTCAATCAGCGGATTCGTCCACAGGTACTCGGCCAGCTTCCCGCAGATGCGTTTCGTGAACAACTGCACCTGCTCCCGCATATCGTCTACGCGGAGTGTGGCCGAGTTCATCAGCATGGCATCTTGCGAAGCGGTCGGACTCTGAGCGCTCTTCCCGCCCAGCAAGTCGATATTCCCAGCCATCTCCGACGTGGCGCTCTTGAACCAGCCAATCGCCTCCATCACAGAGGCGTCCTGCCCGCCGAACTTGGCTTCCCGCACGCGGCTCACGTCCTGCACTCGGATAGCATCGCCGTCTGAGGCGTTTACGACCGTCTGGGCGTCCTCCGCTGCCGTAGGCTCATAGAGCAGAACCGTCTTCTGCCGCTCGGCCTGCCTGCCCATCTTCCGCGCCATGATGTTCAGTTCGATATGCAAGTCGAACCACGTCATCACAGGGGCAAGCGGCAAGGCGTTGCTGGGAACCCAGTGATACCCAAGCATCTCGTACGGGCCGCGCTCCGGACCTTCCCAGTCCACTTCCTTGATGTACTTCGACGGCCCGCATTCCTCCACGGGCATCGTCACAATCACGTTCTCGTGCGGGAGCCACAGGTCGATCAGGTCGATGTACTGCGTGAACTCGTTCAGACGCGAATGGTCCGCCCCGCCACGCGACAAGTCGTCCGTGCCACGCTCGCCCTTGGGCTCGTACGCCTTCAGCCCGTCCGTCTTCTGGAACAGGCCGCTATCCATCACATATTCAAGCGGTAGGCGATACCGATTGCCCTCGAAGGCACACTGCTCCCGATACCGGCAGTTCGGGTCGAGAATGTAGTCCGCCACGTCCACCAGGTCCGCGAACGGTTGGCCGATGTCGTGTAGATACCCTTCAGGCTCGCCCAGGCCCTCCACCTCAGCGCCGGGGCATAAGCCCGTCCGAATCACCGCAAACGAGAACAAAGCCTCTGTGACGGCCATACGCATGGTGTCTACAAAGTTGATTTCCCGAATGAGATGCTCGAGCGCCAGCCCAAGCGACTCCGCCTGGAATCGTAGTTCCGGCTTGGATGTAGTGACCAGCGTGTGCGGGTTGGAGTACGCCAGGTGCGGCACCATCGTAGACACCATCGAGAAGATGGTATTCAGAGGCTCTGGGTTCTTCGTCTCGGGCTTGTCGAAATCGGATTCGCGCGTGTAGTACTTGCCGGTGTACTGGTCGAGAAAGAACTTGCGGCTCTTGACGAATCGGTCAAGGCGCTTATCGCTCTGCTCGACAGCATCCAGCAAGTCGGTGGCAGAAGTCTTGGTTGAAATCATCCCCCTATGCGCCTCCTAGCAGACTACCAGCGTCCGGCTGGCTTTTTCTGCTTCTGTTCGTAGTCTCGTCGTCGTGCCATGTAACTGCCCTGTTTCACGGGCATATCGGGCGGCTTCGCTCGCGGCTGCTCGTGCATCAGCATCACACACCCCGCCGCCGCTACTACGCGGTCGCCGTGGTTGTTTCGTGCCCCGCTCTCTAGTTCAGCCAATGGCCCTTGTATGGGCTCGTTCGCCGTGCCGAGTACTACCATCATCATCTCAGACACGGTATGTTCGCACCGTAGCTTGATTTCGCCCCGGCCCACGGCGGTTCGCATATCTCCGAACATCACTCGCTTGCGGTCGGTGGTACTCCACCAGCCGAACTTCTTCGAGCGCGGCTCTGATTGCTGTGTAATGTCCCTCTGGTGGTAGATGTACGGATACTGCGCCCGCAACACTTCCCAGCCGAACGTGTCGCCTGGTCCGTTGCGCTCCCACCCCAAGAACGTCCACCCGCACGCGCCGCCGAACCACTTGGCAACCGCTACCGCGTAGTGCCCAAAACTGTGGGGCGGAATGTCGGGGTCTACAAACTGCGCGACTTGCTCGCGGGTATTGCAGTCCCATACATCCAAAACGCTGTTCGACTCACCCTGCCCCAGCGAAATGTCCGCGAACGCCACGTAGTTATGGTCTTGCGTGGGGCGAATCTTGCCCGCGTTCGGGTCGAGTTCCAGCGGGCACCAGACCTTGAGTCGCTGCTGGCCTTCCCCCGGTGCCCACTGGATGTCCTCGATACCGTACACCTCCCCAGTCTTGTGCGTATCCACACGAAACTGGACTTCCCCCTCGCTAGGGGCGCTCTTCAGTTGTCCGCTGCTTAAAAGGTGTTGAAGCACGTCCAGGTCGAAGAAGTTGTCCCCGGCAGACAGGTAGTCAATGTCAAGATTCTGCGCGACATCCTTCTTGGACGCACGCCGCCGTCCCTGGTCTTCATACCAAGGGGAAGTCCACTTGCGAATCTTGTCAGCCGTGACAATGCGGCGGCGGTTGTGCCCCTTCTCTGGGTGTTCCCACCACGGGAGCGTAACCACTTTGGTCTTGCCGGAGAATCGTATCTCCGCGAAATGGTGGCCCCGGCCCGTGGGGGTCGAGTTCCAAATGCGGCAGGCCGTCACGTCGGACGTGCCCCGGTCGATATTCTCACACTTATCGTATCGTCCGGCCTCATCCAGAAGGATCGCGGTTCGCCGACCGCCGACCGCCAAGTCTTTGTTCGTGGATTCTCCGTCAATTACGGAGTTGTTGCCGTCGTTCCGCATGTGCATGTGCGTGCGGTCGCGACGCCCCATCTTCGGGTACATCCATCGCGGTAGCCGGTTCCGCATATAGTCGATGCGCCAAAACATGGAGTCAGGATCGCCGTCGCGGTCCACCAACTCTTCTTTGCGGGATGCGACCTTGAACGTACTGTCGCCGCTAAAGAGCCAGAACCACACAATCACCGACAGACACAGCCACGACGCGCCCATGTCGCGGCTCTTGTCCATCAGCACGTCGTGGCCGTCGTGGATCGCGTGCCACAACTCCCGCAACACCTTATCCTGCACGGGCTCGACATCACGAAGCTCGGGGAACTCTGTGTATATCTCGTCGTCCCATTGGGACACGGGACGCCCAAACGTCACAAAGGGAACATGGCAGTCTTGGCCGAGTACAGAGATTTCTGTCCCGTCCGGCAGCGCCTTCTTCTGGCGATACGTCCACGCGAAGGTGTTGACCCAGAAGATCAACCCGTCGTCGCCGTCAGCGCAGGCGTGCCACACGGCAGACTGCGCCCGTTTGTCCTTCAGAGAGAAGAAGAAGCGTCGGTCGGCAGCATTCCCCGGTCGGTCCTTGCGCAGCTTGCGAAGTAGTTTTAGTGCTCGTTCCCCCATGCTCCCCTACCGCATTACCTTCGCCGCATACGCATCCGCCAGCAAGTTGCCGATGCGCGTCCAGCAGAACTCGTTCTCGTGGCTCACGCCCGCGTCGTGGTCTTCCATGTTCGCGTCTCGCGCCATTACATGGAGAACCTCGTGGCAGAGTGTGTTTTCTGGCGTGCAGCCCTCATCCATCGCGCAGTGGCTTGGCGAAATCCAGATTGTCGCTTTCTTGTAGGACGGGACCGCGTTGCACGCACCCGCGAATACCCCAGTTTCACCAGCCCAGTCAGGCGACTCGTCCTGAATGAGAACCGAAAATGACCAGTCCTCGATGCCGAGCACGCCCTGTAGCCACGCCACCATGCTCGCAGCCTGTTTGTGTGTCACGCTCTCGCTCCCGACCCCGCCTGGAATGTCGCCACAGGCAGACCCGTCGCCGTATCCACCACGCGCGTCATGCCGTAGAAAATCGCGTCGCCCGACAAGTACTCCGCCTCCTCTGCCGCGTCCGCCCTGTTCCCGTACCAGTCGTGGCCCGCGTCTTCCCAGCGTCCGTCCTGGAACTTGTTCTCAATCCGATAGGACATTCACACCACCTCGAACATGCCAAACCCGCCGATTCGCCGCTGTTCGCCCATCCGCTGAAGGGATTCTTCCATCTCGGCGCGAGTCTCAGACGGATACCCGCACACAAGCGACCCGCCACAGCGAACGCCAGCCTTGCGAGAGTATGTGATTGCCTGCTCGATATGCTCCCGAGTTACTACGCCCCGCTTGAACAGCTTCAAGATGCGGTCGTTCAGCGACTCCATGCCAAAGCCAGCCATGACCGTGCCCACGTCCTTCAACTTCGGGATCGTGCCGTCGTGGACCTGATTAGCGTTCATACTGACGAGGAAGACCCGGAACTTGCGGGCTAAGCCACGCTCCAACACAAGCCGATGCAGTTCATCCAGCCGACCCGGCACGGAGAGGAACGAGTCATCCTGGAAGAAGAAGTCCCGGTTGCCCGTGGCCTCCACCCGCTTCGCCATGATGTCAAGTAGGTACTCGGCGCTCATCGACCGGACCTTGCCATGGTTCGGACCCTCGACGCAATGCGTGCAATGGTACGGACAGCCCCGGATCGTCGGAATCTCGAACCATTCGCCCGGTACAGCGGTCACGTCTATCGGAATATCGTCCAGGGCAGGCTGGTCCTCACGCGGGTTGACGTGCAGCCCGCTATCGTCCCGCCAGCACGCGCCCGGCACGTCTTGAGGCTCCATGCCGTCACATAGCCGCTCAAAGGCCAGTTCTCCGGCCCCGCAGACGCCGCAGGTTGCCCCGACAGGCAACGTCTCCGGCAAAGCGGTAATATGAGGCCCCCCGACCCAGATAGGCCCGGAGAAGCCATCCTCGCGGAGTTTGGCGACCAACTCGCAGAGCCTGGGGAACGTCTCGGTGACGCTCGACAGCCCTATCGCGTCCGGCTTCGACTTCCGTATGTCCCTTGCGTACAGGCAGGGCACGAACTCGTCGTCGTTCGGTAGGCGGTTCCGCCATGCGATCAGGGACGCAAAGCCCAAGTAGCGGCTGCGTCGCGCGTCGCCCAGGAAGCTGGGGCGGACTAGGGGCTTGTAGAAGGCTACTCGCATTAGTCGTCCCAGTCCGCACGCCCAGGCTTCGGCCTGAACCGCTGCCGAGTCTCAATCGGGTTGCTGCCGTCGTACAGCGCAGTCCCTGGGAAGTCGGTGTACATATACCAGCCCCCGTCGCCCAGATACCCCTTGTTCCGCGCACGGAAGTCCAACGTCATCTGACGTTCTTCGTCCGTCTCGCCGGGGACGTGGTGCATGAAGGCCGCGAACATATCCAGCCCGTACTTGCGCCCGATGTCCACCGTTCTTTGGTTGTCTGCTACCGTCGTCGTCTTGCCCAGCAACTTCAGTACGCGGTCGCTACCAGACTCCGCGCCGAACCGGACCCGGCCCGCGTTCATGTCCACCAGCATCCGCGCCGTCTCTTCGTCGAACGTGTCCGCTCGCACGAACAGGCTCAACTCCCACCGCTTCGACCATTCGCCTTGCATCCATGCTTCGTGCAGCCTGCGCAGTCTCGGCTTATTCGCGGTCACAAGGTCGTCAAGGATGTAGAGAATGCGGGAATGCGGGTACAACTTCGCCCCACACTCGACCTCTTCCATCATCCGCCCGACGCTGTGATACCGCATGTGGCCCCAAAACGCCTGGGAACTACAGTACGAACAGTGGAACGGACAGCCACGACTCGACAGTATCGGAAAATGGTTATTGCACTTTCCGATGTCTGGTGGCTTGATTGCGTCCAGGTCGTCCAGCAATGGTTTATGGATGACCTTCGGCAGTTCGTCGCCCCGGAGTATCTCTCGGAACGCCACCTCGCCCTCGCCGCGTACGATGTGGGCAAATGGATAGTCCGTCAAGCCTTCCCAGAGCGTGCCCTGCCCGCCAATCACGACGGGAACCTTGGCCCATTCCAGAATTGACACAGCCTCCGAGAGCCCTTGGGCGTTCGCCGATACCCCGATCAGGTCGGCCTGCTCCAAGTCCTCGATGGTCTTGGCAACTGAAATCGACACGCCCGGAACGTC